TATCCTGCAAGTCTGTCTCCAGCGGGACGAATCTCTGTGAAATCGAGTACAAGTTCACTGGCGGGAAACTTATGGGCAACCAACTTACCGATACTTTTGGCCCATGCTTCTGCACTGTCTCCAACTTTAATTGTCCACACTCCGGTTGCTGCATCAAATGTCTCCTCGTTATGTGCCACACCTCCTTTAGTGGTGCGCTCACTGCGTTTAACAGTTAGCTTAGGGATTGGTTTCTGGTATCCAGTTAACTGGCCAACAATGGGTCGGAAGCCTACACCACAGCCTTGCAGCAATAACCAAAGGGTATCCACACAGTCCATCACTGTCTCTACGTTAGTGAAGCTACAGTTAAATTGACTTGCCTCACGCTTCTTAGCCACCTCAGTACCACCTAGCCACAATGTACGACCTGATGTTAATACCTTACGTTCCATCATAAGGGTGCGTAGTTCAGTAAGTTCAGCATCAGCGCCAACTCCGGTTGCCATTGTGTCTGCACGATTCCAAAGCCACGCTTGATGGCCAATAACACGGTCTACTGTCTGTTCCCAACTCTCAAAGCCTCCCTCTTCTAATGGACGGTTATATGTGCGGCGTGTAATAACTTGTGCACGTAGGCTGGGTAAATTCTCAATTGTCATCAATGTTTTCCTCTAAATAGTCGGCTCGTTCTTCAATTAAATCATGGAATCGGTCAACAATGTCAGTGCTGTGTATGTTTAACAACTCCAACAATGTTACCTCATCCATCCGTTTCAGTTTATCATAAATATCAGGTAGCGTCAGTGGCATATTTCTTTCTCAGGTAATTCATTGACAAGAACATCTCATCAAACGCCCCATCTTCTACTTCGTTTAACATTACCAATCCCCGCCAATGACGGTTAGAAAGCTGATCCATGTAGTCTTCGTCATGTAAGTAGAACGACCCGGCTATGATACCACAGATTGGCTGTCCGTCTGCACGTTTACCATAGGCTACTTGTTTTCCTTGTTGGTGACCAGCAATGCAAGACATATGTAGCTTATTAACAATGACAGTTGCAGAACTGGCGGGACGCCCCATAGCACCGACAGGCCAATAGTGACAGAAGCCGACACCACCGATAAAAATAGGTTTAAGAAATTCATATACTTCCCAATCTTTGTCATAACCTAAGTCGGCAGTCGAGATGACTCCCTCTAACATAGGATTATTGTTAACTGCCCTGTTGATTCTATGCTCATGGTTACCCATTGTTAAAATCATCCTCGGTTTATATACTTTATGCTTTGTCTCCTTCTGTACTCTTTGAATATCTCGTAAAGGTTTAAGCATCTTCGCCATACCCATCTTCGCATACGCAATGTCATCCTTGTAACGTTTACCTTCAAAATACTTACTACCCACCTTGTCGTGAGTGGACAGGGACGGCATATCTGCAAAGTCCCCAATGTTAACTATAACATCAGGACGATAATCACAGATGGCTTTCCCTGCCCATTCAAGGTGGTCAGTCTCTACGCCGGGTTTAACCTGACAATCGGGAATGACCAGTATCTTCATTGCGACCGCCCACCTTCAATCGCTCGTTCTTCCAGCATCGTATCTACATTCTCGTAAACACCAACGTAGCCACACTCATCTAAGAACATTGCAAACTGTCGTATGATGTCGCCCCACATTGCAGCTTCATCACATATGTAGAAGTGCTCATGGTTTGTACTTTTATTCTCTTCGTTTGTTACTCGCTTAAACAAGAAGTTTTGTGATATATCTTTCATCTTAATCCTTAAACAATATCGGGAACTGCTGTTGTAGCACAGCCTTACATTTATCTGCTACGTCTCTATGTTCCTTCTGGGTTGCTTCGTCACACCTGATGTCAATGAAGTGCATCCAGCTACGCAACGTCCCATTCATATACATACGACTCATTGTCAGCCCCTCAGGCAACACCTTACGTGCCACCTCCTTAGCTATTCCGTTATTCAAAGCAGCAGCGTAGATACCTTTGGTCTGAGCTAACAAACTGTTTTGCATCTCGTCCCACCACCGCTGGAGTTCTCTGTCCTCTGTCGGTAGGCTGTTCTGACGGTTCTTAGTATCCTGTAACCTCACCTCTGAAGTTTCGTAGTCAGTCGCGATTGCATACCGCTGACTGAACTCTTGAAAGCTAAAGCTGCGGTGTCGCAGGATTTGTCGGGCAATGTCTCTCGTACACTCAATCTCCATACACACGTTAGCCATCTCAAATGGCGACCAATGTCTATTCTTCTTGAGGTAACCTAACAACTTTTCAATGCTAGGATTGTCTTGATTCTCTGGGTTGCTAACACGAGCCATGTACGCAATTAAGCGTTCAGCGTCAGGTGTCGCCCATACAAGTTTAACATTCATTTCTTCTTTGTCCTCTCTTTGCGCTCAAGGTTTGTTTTATCTTTGTGGCAGGGCTTACATAACACTTGCAGGTTTTCCACTTCACAATATAGGCGGTCGAAATAGGTGTCCCAATTAACAAACCCAGTAGCTGGATCAACTACTGGGTCGGTGTGGTCTATCTGTACGTCTCTTGCTATGAAGAAGTTACCGCAATCGGAGCATAGATAATGTTCAGCCATACGACCAGAGTATTTGTTAACCTTCTTGCCCATCGCAGCATCTTTAAGTGCTTGCCATTTCGGAGGGTAACGTCTCATACCTGCTCGTGCGTTTGATATTATAAAAGCTCTCCACCTCGCCTCTGTCCACTCACCGCCGTTATACTTTCTGTCGCTCATACTGATATAGCAGTTGGGCAAAGCCTTCTACAAATCGTTCGTCATGGTTACGCTCACCCATTGAAAACATAATTGCATGTACTAGCTCGTGATAGAAAGTAACCTCGGTTGTCTGGCCTTCTAGCTTGTTACTGATAATGATCTTACATGCGTCAGGGTCTGTATACCCCAATGCATCTGTCTCACTACGCACAACATGCCACTCTAAACCAGCCAGTTTAAACTTCTTTAGGTGGCTGCCACATTTCATTCGCTGTCCTCCTTAACCATAATAGGCGGGCATTCTCTAGCACCCGTTCTTCGCCCAAGCCCTCCACACAACACTGATATAGCTCTTGCTCCGTCACCAAGTTTTCCATCATCTTGTCTGCCGTCTTTGGCCCAACCCGATATATGCCCTTGATGTTGTCCGCTGAATCGCCCATCAGTATTTGTTTGTAAAAGAAACGCAACCCTTCTTCCGGCGTTACATACTTCTTTTCTTTCTTCACAAAATTGTAATGCCATGTCGGTACTTGTAGGAAATCTTTATCTATACTAACAATGAGGGCTTCGTCACCAAGCTCAGTAGCTCTAGTTGCAATATCGTCATCGGCCTCTTGATCTACACTCATCTTTGCGCCCCATGCAGTAACCAAGTAATCACGTAACAATTGAAGGTGGACTGGTTTAGCTTTGTCCTTCCTGTTACCTTTATACGGTGCGGTTACTGCAATGTCGTTGCGAAAGTTAGTCTTACCAGTTAAGAACAGTTCATACCCGTCCGTGTCTAGTAGATCATAAAGAATGAGGTCTTCCAAGAGTAGTGCCATTGTACTTAGCGCACCACTCTCAGTCTCCTCATTCGCTGCAAAGCCAACCCGATAGCACAAGATGTCGCTATCGAGTAGGGCTATCACAGAATTTCGTCTTCGTCTTCGTTCATAACCACTTCTGCCTGATTGCCGTGGAACTCAACAAGGTCAGTAATGATTAGCTTCTGAACTCCAGTGCTAACACCCTTCTTACCTTTGAATGACCACTCGTAGGTGTTAACCAAGCAAGCTGCCTTACTACCATTACCAACGGATTTGCCGTCAAGCTGTGTTCCGCCGTCATCAAATGCAAAGATAGGACGTTGGCTCTTACAAGTAATGAAGTTGTTCTTACCTTCTTTATGCTTGACTTCGACACCCATCTGCTCCAAACCCTTTATGGCTGCTTCTGAGAGATTGCACAAGTCCACTTGGTACTTGCCGGACATATCGTTAGGCTTGTCCAAGAAAGCCCACATGATCTCTGCACGAATTTTGATTTGATTAGCCATTTTAAATTACCTTTTTTAGTCTGTTTAAGTTAAATACCATCGCTTGGGTCTTCTTCGGCAACTTCATAAAATGAATTAGTTGTTATCGAAAGAATATCCAAGACTTCCATCTCTGAGAGGTTATCGCTAAAGCTGAGAAACATTTCATCGCCTTCCGTAGAAATAACAATCATTGATTCTGCTGACTCAAGAATCTCACTCAAGTTCTTATCACTCATTTTCATCAATGTGTTTCTTTCCATGTGTTGCCAATTTTGTACTCACCACTCGTTGGACAGCGTAAGTTGTAGTGCAGTCCAGCTTCTTTAATTGCTGCGACTGCCATTCTACCTACACGGTCTGCATCCTCTTCTTCTACTTCTACCTGCCACTCATCATGCACATTAGCTACAAAGTGAGCTTCTATTATACCACACTTTAGCTTCTTATGCAAGATAATTAACGCTTTCTTCATTAAAATAGCACCAGCACCTTGCAACAAAGTGTTAAGCGCTGCATGCTCTGAGCGTATCCATAACCTACGCCCATCTAATCCCAATATGTAACCCTTAGTTGCGTGTGCCGCTACCTTATTCTTGAGTTTCAATAATGCTGGTGTGTTCTTCAGGAACTTGTTCATAAGTCTAGCCCCTGCCTTTCCATCACCACCAATTATACTACCAATCTTCGGTGCTCCTGCCCCATATAAGAATGCATATATGAATGTCTTGGCTTGGTCACGATTTGTCAACCCCGCCGCCTTCATATTCATGGTATGCACATCCGTCCCATCTTTACTGCTACCCTCCACTACCGTCTTAACATAGGCTGGGTCACGCATATAGTGGGCTAACATTCTCAATTCTAAGCCAGATGCGTCAATCCCTGTTAACTTGTTACCCTCATCCACCGTCCACAAGTCCCTACACTCTGGGCCATACTCACTGCTAGAGTTAGGTATCTGCGCCATATTGGGTCTCATATGCGTCATACGCCCTGTAATCGCACCAATGGTCATCACCCTACCGTGTACCCTATCTGTGTCCCCTGCCGCCTCTACCCATGATGTTATCTGTGTAATGCGTTTCTGTAACATCAGATACCGACCAATGAGTTTAGCTTCAGGCAAGTCAATCTTGGACAGCACACCTTCATCCACAACAATAGACCCCTTCTCTGTCTTCTGTGGAAACTTAACGCCCAGCCCTTGTAGCCTCTCTGCTATCTGTTGCCGACTGCCGGGGTTAAACACCGTAACAATATCCTTTAACTCTTTCCCTGTCTTTTCGCTTGTACGCTTTTGCACAATTGGCGGAAACGTATCTTGCAATGTACCCTCAATATCAGCCAGTTCGCCTGACAAAGTAGCCAGTAAACATTGAGCTTGCTTCTTGTTAAATTTAAATCCATGTTTTTCCTGCTTAGTTAATATGAAAGCCACCTCGTGCTCTAACGCCAC